TAAAGCTAAGGTTATAGTTAAAGATAAAGTTAAAGATAAAGATATGAGTATTTTAGGAAAAATTTTTAGTAGCGGTGCAAAAGAGTTAGTAGAATCTGTTGGCGGTATAGTCGATGAATTGCACACATCAAAAGAAGAAAAAGCAGAACTAAAACATAAGTTTGAAGAAATGATAATGTCTTACGAAGCTAAGATGCAACAAGAGGTAACTAAGCGTTGGGAAGCTGATATGCAAGGTAATTGGCTGACAAAGTCTATAAGACCTCTTACACTAGCTTTCTTAATGATTGTTTTAACTACATTTACATTAGTTGATTTTGGATTTGTAGATATGGATATTAAAGATTCTTGGATTGACTTATGGCAAATTTTAGCTATTACCTGCTTTGGTGCATACTTTGGTGGTCGTTCTTACGAAAAAATTAAGAAATAATTAGGTATTAAGATATTTTTTAGTATCTTAGCATTTCTATTATCCTAATTCCTTTAGGATTTTGTGTTTTGATAATTGTAATTGTTTTGAATGGGGTGTTTAATTACACTCCATTTTTTTTTATGGAATATTATTTGTATATTCGCACTATGAAACAATATAGACCTAGATTAACACAAAAAGAATACGAAATAATACAACAACATCGTACTAATAATGGTGTAGGTATCATTGGAGATACTCACGAACCATTTTGCCACCCTGATTACAGGGATTTTTGTTATGAGGTATTCGATAGATTTGGTGTTTCAGATATAGTACACATTGGAGATGAGGTAGATAACGCAGCACTTTCCTATCACGAAAAGCTAACTGATATGCCTAACGCAGAAAGTGAAGCAGAACAAGCACAAAGAGCAATGGAGAAGTGGTATGACACTTTTCACGATGTAAAGGTTTGTGTAGGTAATCACTCGGCTTTGCCTTTTAGACAGGCTACAACTGCCGGTATTCCTAAAAGATTTTTAAAGTCTTACGAAGAAATATGGAACGCACCTAAAGGTTGGAAGTGGGAATTGAATTGGGAGATAGATAATGTTATCTATGAACACGGTACGGGGTCTTCAGGTGCAAGGGCTGCTGTAAATAGAGCAACTGCCAATAGACAATCTACTGTTATCGGGCATTGCCATTCTTTCGGTGGAGTTAATTATATGGCTTCTCGTAACGATTTAATCTTTGGTATGAATGTTGGTTGTGGTATTGATGTAGATGCTATGGCATTTAGCTATGGTAAAAACTTTCCTAAGAAGCCTACTCTTGGCTGCGGTGTCGTTCTTGACGGTGGAAAGACTGCACTATTTATTCCTATGGACTTAGGTTCAAAAATAATTCACAAAAATACACTCTAGTAAATAAAACTTTTTTTACTTTTTCTTAATTATTTTTTGGTATATTAAAAAACTTTGCTATCTTTGTCGAAGTTATTAATCAATTAAACAATTATTATGAATGCAGATTTAAAAGTAGAAATGGTAAAATTAGGAGATGTATTACATCACTTAGACCGTATGATTTCTCTAAACGAGAAACTTAGAGATGACAACAACAAAGATTGTATTAAGTACAAGGGAAACAACGAATATCTACATAATTGGTATGACGGTCGTTCTTGTGCATTTGATAGTGCGGTTCAAGATTTTAAGGAAGTTAGATTATTTTTACAAGCACTAAAGATTAACAAATAAAAACATTATTATGTCAGAAACAAGAAAAGAAACACTAAGAAGATTATTTACTGCAAACAATTTAGTAAAAGAAGATGTTTACAAGCATCAACACTACACAATCATTACAAGAGCAGGTATTGATAAGATACAAGCTAATACAAGTATTAATATTAAATATGATGTGGTTGAGTGTAGTCCTAACTTTTGTGTAGTAAAAGCTACTGCAACATCTACTGATGGAAGCAAGGTTATACAAACATTTGGCTCGGCTTTAAAGGGTCAAGGGTTTAAGGACGGAAACTGCAACACTTGGTATGTTATGGAAATGGCGGAGAAAAGAGCAATGAGCAGGGCTGTTCTAAAGTTAGCAGGATTCTATGAGTTAGGTATCTTTGGAGAAGACGAATCAGAAGACTTTAAGAAAAGTTAATGTCTGATTGGATAGATGATATACTTGAAAGTGAGCCTATCAGTAATTCACAGATAGCAATTATTGAGGGTTTACTTACGAGTGTTCCATACGAACCTAACGAAATAAGAGATATAGAAAATGATATGTTAAATCTTAGTTATATAGAAGCAAGTGATTTGATTTACAAGCTAAAACAAGACTACATACCAAAAGACCCAAGAGAACAATTTAATAAAATGGTAAAAAGATGGCAATAAGAAAACACGCAATGACTAGAACGGGTGCAATAGTAAGCATCACTAGAGAACAAATTAGAAAAATTAGAGAACAAGGTTTAGATGAAAACGGAAAATACACAAAAGCATCATCAGGAATAAACTCAACATTTATAGATAGGTACAAAAATGTACCTGATAAAGATATAGAAGATTTATATAGTCAAGAGTTTGGAATAGAATTAGTAATAGTAAAATAAATAAAATGATATTTACAATAGGATTTGTGCTAGGAATAGCAGTAACAATAATAATCTCAAAAAAAGATAATAAATAAAAAAGATATGAAAGCAGCAAGTAGTAAGTTTGAATCACTTATGCGAGAGCTAGGTGTTACAAAAAAAGAGTTTAGCGAAATTACAGGGGTTAAAGGAACAACCGTAACAAAGTATTTGGCAAATCCAAGTATGTTAAGACTAAAGCACATACAATGTTTGTCAGAAAGATCTAAAATTAATGATAAACACGACTTAAAAAGTCTAATAGAAACAATACAAGATGACAATTAAACAATTACAATATCAAAAATATCAATCACTAAGGGAGGGAGTTTGTACTGTTTACGGTATAACACTAGAGCAATTAGAGGGGAGTTCAAGGAAATCCCCAATAGTGTCAGCAAAGAGAATGTTTTTTTATTTTTTACGAAAGCATTACTTTTTACCTTATCAAAAAATATCAAGTATATTTGAAATGAACCACGCAACAGTAATACATCATTGCAGGACAATGAAAGGATATATGGAATACGACAAAGACGTTATACTTGATTATATTAGAGTTAGAGATTTAGTGTTTGAGCAGAATAGTTTTGTAACATTAAAAGACGAGCTTGAGTTATTAGAAAAGGAAGCCTTAGTGTTGAACGATAGAATAGAAAAGATTAGAACTGAAATTAATTATTTAACTGAATTAGAAAATGGAAATTAAAGGAACTTTAGAAGCTAAATTTGAAACAAAAGAGTTCAAAAGCGGATTTAAGAAAAGAGAATTTGTGATAAACACAGGTGGAGATTACCCTCAATCAATCAAAATGGAAGTCGTAAAAGACAACATTGACAAGTTAGACACATTGTTTATTGGTAGTGATGTAGATTGTAAGATTGATATTAGAGGTCGTCTGTACGAAGGAAACTATTACAATAACATACTTGCTTGGGCAATAGATGGAAGTGGTGCTAAATCATCTAAGAAAGCAGAAGTAAAAGAAGAATCAGACTTACCTTTTTAAGGTAGTTAGATTAATAAAAGTATTTGATTGTGAAATCGAAAACTAAAAGAAAGAACGTAAAGAGGGTAGATAGCTTGTTAGCCAAGAACGCTGCCCTCAACGCTTCTCCCGGTATGGATAGCACCAAAACTGAGATAGAGGTCGTTAGAAAAGATATAAGAGTAAATATCAGAAAAATTAAAGATATGTGCGAATACACATACAATATTATAAATGTAGATGATAACCATAAAACAGTACATTGATGAAGTTTGAAACTGCTATTCATTTAAAAAAACAAGAGAGAGCTGCTAAGCATTTTTGTAATAAGTATGATTATTCCTATGCTTGTTCAGGAGAGTGGAGTAAAATAGATTATCAAATATTTGGAGTTGATACCAATCTCGTTTGCGGTTTTGAGGTAAAGGGGTGTAGGAATCAAAAGATAGGCGATAAAGAAAAGGTATTGGTTTCTATGCGTAAGATTGTAGATGCTCAGGAGTATCAGGTAAAAAACAATAAGCCTGTTGTTATGTGTTGGGCTTTTGATGATGGCATATTATTTAATAGATTAAATAATTTAGAGGGTACTTTTAAGCTAGGCGGTAGGAATCCAAGAGAAGGTTCTACATTCGATGTAGAGATGTTAGTTTATGTAGAACAAAGAAAACTTAATAAAATTTTGTTTTAGTTAAAAAAGTTATTTACCTTTGTCCTAATATTAACAATTAACAATTATCAAAATGGCAAAAAGAATGACAGATACGGACAAGTGGAAGAAGCGATTTGTTCGTGAATTAAAACCTCAACATAAGCTACTATGGTTCTACATATTAGACGACTGCAATCACGCAGGAATATGGGAGGTTGATTTAGAGGTGGCTTCTATTAGAGTAGGTTTTGACTTATCACACGACAACCTGCCATTATCATTTGGCGAAAAAGTAATATCGTTTGACAATGGCGATAAGTGGTTTATTCCTGACTTTATTGAGTATCAGTATGGAGAGTTAAATCAAAATTCAAACGTACATAAATCTGTAATTAACCTATTAAACAAATATAATCTTGAAGGGTATCTGAAGGGTTCACAAGGGGTACAAACTACCCTTAAAGATAAAGATATAGTTATAGTTAAAGATAAGGTTAAGGCTAAAAGATTTGTAAAACCAAATGTTGAAGATGTTATTGATTACTGCAACGAAAGAAACAACAATGTTGATGCAGAAAAGTTTTACGATTACTATTCTTCTAACGGTTGGAAAGTAGGTAAAAATTCAATGAAAGATTGGAAAGCATCTGTAAGAACTTGGGAGAAGAATTCTACCGAAAACAAAAAAATATCACAACCAAAACAAGTATTAACTGCTTGGCAGCAAGCAAGAACACAAATTAATAATGGATAAAAAATTAAGAATACAGAAAAAAATTGAAGAATCTACTAACCCTGTTGTAAAGAATATGTGGATAAAAGCATTGAAAAATGTAAACAGTCCTAAAAGACAGGTAACTTGGGATAATTATTTTTTATATATGGGGTATATATCAGACACTAGAAAAGACAAAAGAAGATATGAAGCAAGAGAAAGACAAAATGGATAAGAAGAAACAAGTTTGGTTTAGATATACTAACGATAGGGAGGGTCTAAACGTAGATTGCGTAGATTTATTAAGCAAATGTTATTTGATGCTAGGTCAAAAGCCTGATGCTGAACAGATTGTACTAATGAGTAAATTTTTAGTAGATGACTTAGCAAAGGGGTACGGCTCACTACAAATGAATGAAGTTAGCTTTGCTTTTGAGCAAGGAATTAGACATTCTGAAAATGGTGGCTTTGTTAATGTTCGGAATTGGAATATATGGCTTAAAGAATACAAAAGCAAGGCACAATTAAAGCGACAACAAAACCTTGTAACGGATTACGATAAGTTTAAGCAAGGAGAAAAGCTAATTAGATCAACAATTAATAAAGCAAAAAAGTTAAATGGCTAAAAGAAAAATACATTTGGCAAGAGTTTACTTTAAGATAAGTAATTCTAAAACAACAAACAAAAAGTGGCTTTCAAGATTACACGAAATGTTTTTAACAACCGATGATTTAAACGAACTTAATAAAGATAAGTATGTTTTATCTAAATTGGCTAAGAGTAGCAATAAGAAAGCAACTGACGTTAATATTATAATTAATGCGGTTGAGTTTGTAGAACAGTACGGAGAAACAACTAATAGATTTTAAGATGAAAGAACTTTATATTATATTGTCATTTACCGGAGTAATTATTTCAGGATTCTTGCTTTGGTTTGAGTATAGAAAAGATTTGAGATTTAAAAAACAAAGAAATTGGCTCAGGAAGAAATAATATTTTTTTTAATATCTTTGCTTTTTTCTATTTTATATCTTATATTTGCTCAAAACAGAAAGAATGGCAGAGAAAAGTGGTAATACCGAAGAAAAGGTACAGATAGCAATAGTAAACTATCTTAAACTTCAATACCCAAACGCAATGTTTACCGCTACTATGGGAGGTCAGTTCCAAAAGCATTACTCACAGAGAATGAAAGCCAAGCGTACAGGCTATTTAAAGGGTGTTAGCGACCTTTTAATCTTTGAGCCGAATGATAAGTATTTCGGACTGTTTATAGAGCTTAAAAAAGATAAAAAGTCTTACCCGTCAAAAGAACAGAGGGCTTTCATAGGGGGTGCGTCTGATAGGGGGTACTACGGGGTATGCTGCAAGGGGTTCGACCATTGCAAAGAAATTATAGATAAATATTTTAACAACGAACTATGAGTGAATCAATGAAAATTATCGCTAAGAAGCGAAACGAAAAGAAAGCTAAGAAGAAAGCTAAAAAGATTATAGACATCACTAACAAACAAAATGACAAGATACTAGACCAAGTAGTAAATCCATTGTTAGATGATGCCATAGCTAAGATTATAGCAGAAACATACAAAGAGTATGTAGAAGAATTTAATGGAGATGAAGTAAAGGCTGTTCACAAAATATTTGAGGTGGGTGCTGCATTGTTAAACACAGATAATTTTAAAGATGAAAAATAAATATTATTACGATTTTAAAAGAAACTTAAATTGCGAAGAAAATTGTTTTTGCGAAAAAAATAAAGAAAAACTTTTAATGTGTGAAACTGCTGAAACTGCTGAAACTGCTGCTGAAACTGCTGAGGTCTGTGAAACTGCTGAAACTGCTGAAACTGCTGAAACTGCTGACCCTGTTGGGTTTAAGGATAGTATGCCCTCAGCACGGGACATGGGAATCCCTAGCTACTATATCGGAAGAAATGGATATGAAGCACGAAAAGTCGTTGCTAATTTTGACCTATCATATAATATAGGCACAGCAACGACATACCTCTTACGTTGTGGTAAGAAGAAAGAAAATGGAATGAGCGACAAAGATAAACATATTGAAGATATAAACAAGGCGATCAATCATTTAAAATTTGAAATAAGCAAATTGCTAGATGAAAAATAATTCTGAAATAATAAAAGAATTGCAATCAATTTGTAATTATATTGAAAAGAACAATGTCTATGGATTTAATTCTAAAAAAGGAATAGACATATTTATATATATAAAAGAACGAATAAAAAAATTAAAAGATGAGCATTAATATATACGACAGAAAAGATATGAGAGGGGGTGGCTATGCGAAAAGAAAGTTTACATTGGAACAAGCCGAAGAAATAAGAAAGGAATATAAGCAAGGGGGTATAAGTCAGAATCAATTAGCCCGTAAATATGAGGTTTCTCAACCCATTATTAATATGTTATTGAAAGGAAAAACATATATCAAATAATTTTTTTACATTTTTTTACTCTAGTAAGCTAAAGTTTTTTAATTCTTTTTTAAAAAAGTTGTTGTTTATTTAAAATATAGTTTTATCTTTGCAGAGAATTATTAATCAAAACACAAAACAATGACAACAGAAAACAACAAGCTAATAGCAGAATTTATGGGGTTATTACCATTGAGTAGGGCAGCATTTATTTCAGATAAAAATCAGAAATATTACGGATTTTGTAACCTCAGTTTATTAGAACTTAAATACCACACTTCTTGGGATTGGCTTATACCCGTAATTCAAAAAGTAAATGAAGTATCGGGATACAATGATTACAACACCAATAGATTACATATGCAGAGAGTGTTAGATGATTGTATTAGCGAAAACGCAGTAGGTATAGATGAAGTACACAAAGCAGTAGTAGAGTTTATTAAAGAATATAACAAATAAATTAATTAATACTATTATGAAAGGTTACACAATTAGCGAAAGACTAAAGATGACAATAGGAAACATTGAATACCAACAGAAAAAAGGTTTATCGGACGATGAAGATTTAACTTTATTAGAGTACGAAATCGAAAAGCTTAAAGAGGTACTTGAAAGGGTGCAAGAGCTAGAGAAACAAAACAATTAACAATAACTAAAACACAAAACAATGACAACAGATAACGGATATAATGTTGAACAAGTAAAAGAATACTATTTGAATAGTGGTTTCACACAATATGAAGAATATGAATTTATATCTTATAGTGAATTAGATTGGATTGAACACGCTAACGAATCAGAATTAGAATTAAACTAACAACTAAAACACAACACAATGAAAATAGTTATAGAAGATTACAACGGAAATGATATGTGTGAGCTACATATAAATACATTTACTGACCTATGCGAAATAGACAATTTAATTAATTGCGATATAGCAGACCTAGAAGAAGATGATCATGGAAACGAATATTTAAGAATACAATTAAACGAACAAAACAATTAACAACAATAAAAACACAAAAAAAATGACTAGAAAAGTTACGGGAGATTACATTATAGATTCAGACAATTACCAAATGGTAGTGAGTTATGTTTATTATTACGAATGCGAACTTTACGAAAA